ACGTACCTGATTGACCCCTGAGCGCCAGTAGGAAACCTACCCAAGCCTCAGCTAAGTCACCCTTGACTGGCGGTAGTGTAATGTCAGCTTGCCAAGCCTGACCACTGTAGACGTGAGCTTGCTGCTGAAAGGTAAACGGAGACCTAGAGATAGCAACAGCACTAACTGCCCTGAAGTCAATCTGAGCGATACCTATAGTAGTTGGTAGCGACAGTGGGTATGTGATAGCCATTAGAACTTGCTCCCGTAAGAACCACCGCGCCTCTTGGCGTCTAGTACCGCAGCCTTAGACTGTTCAGCAATCTGTGGCATCATTGATTTGATTTCACTGCGTACTGTCTGCTGTACTCCAGTGGAAATATTAATGTTCTGGTTTATGGTGACGCCTCCTACACCTTCTGCCTGAACCCCCAGTTTACCATTAGCTCCACGAGAAAGTGGCATGATAGCTTCTGGGCCAGCTTCACCCATGAGACCAGTCTTACCTCCACTCATACCAAAGTATGTTGGACTGCCGACTACACCCCCATTAGCGTAGGCTTGTATCTGCGAACCACCTGAGAAAGCACCCCCATCAGCGAAGAAACCGCCCATGAATGTCTTGGCTGAGTTAACCATCTGTTGAACGACAAGCACTCTGTAGAGTTCTCTAACAATGTCACTCGCCATCTCACGGAAGGCATCCTTAACGGACTTAGTACCTTCAACCATAGACATGAAAGAATCTCCCATGCTATCTGCGACAAAGCCAATAAGGTCTTTACGTTTCTGTTCCTCTTGGATTAAATCTTTAGTTAACTGGATTTGTCTCTCAAGATTAGCGACAGTCTGAGGGTTCTTCTTAGAGAACTCAACACCAAGGGCTTGTATGACCCTTTGTCTGGCTTCGGTTTGACCAACGAGTGCGCTCTCTAGGGCAAGTTCTTTTCTGAGTTTCTGAAGGTCTGATTCCTTGACAACAGGTTCTTTTTCTTTTTTTGGTTTGCCTGTACCAGTGGGAGTACCCCTGCTAGCATACTTTCTCATAGCTTTGGCGGCATCACTACCTTCAAACATGCGGTAGGTAATTCTACCCTGCTTCTCTAATTCTGCCGTAATTTGACGTTGACCATCAAGCTGTTTTATTATGGCGTCAATAGTAGCTTTTTCTACGCCCTGTGCCTCTAGCTTCCTTCTCAGGTTAGAGTCTTCAATAAGAGCAACCAAGTTCTTATAGCGAACCGACTCTTTACCAAACTCTAGCTCTGCTTCCAACAGATCAACCCTATAGCTTTCAGAGATTAACCGATCTCTAGCGGATTGATTAGCTCTCTCAATAGTTTTTGCTATCTTATCAGCAGCTTTCTGTTCTTCTCTCTCAGCTTTCCTCTGCCTGTCCCTAAGAGCGTCAAAGAGTTTCTGGCGTCTGAATGCAAGTTTTACACGGAGTTCCCCAGTCTCTGTAACTGCTGTCTTTAGCTTCTCTTGCTCCTTAATGTCACGACCCGCACCACCAAAAGCTGACAGGGGGTCAAACGACTTTAACTTAGCTACGTTAGCTTGATAGTCTCTAAACTCTTCGTTAGCTTTACCCAAGTCTTCTTTGGTTTGCCGGATAGCAGAGGCTATGTTAGCCAGCTGTGCCTGTGTCTTACCGCCGGGGTCTGCTGCTTGTTGCTCTAGTAAATTGTCTAATTCTGTCTGTAGGACAGCTATATTGTCGATGAATTTCATTTCACCTTCAGTTGCACCCAACATGGATGCCCGAAGTGCATCATCTACTTCCTCTATTGCACTCTTAACTGATTTAGCTAATTCGTCAGCCTCTTTAGCGGCCCTCATTAATGGGGCAACAAACGCTGTACCAATAGCAAGTGCAGCACCAGCAATAGCTCCAGCTGGGCCAAAGATACCCAACAACTGTGAACCCTGCTGACCAAGGGCAACCATCATGTTAGTGCCACCTTGAAGCTGAACTGCAAAGTCACCTACCTGATAACCTGCTTGCTGCATTTGCATACCAAGTCGGTTAACTCTTTTACCAGCAAAACCTGCGGCTTGAGTGGCTTCAAGTTGAACTTCATTTGCCTGTCTCAGAGAGGCAGCGTATTTACGAACTTCGCTGTTAGCCTTGTTGTACCCACCACCAAGTTTAGCAAGCTCCTTAGCTTGTTTAGCGAGTTCACTGTTATACCTAGAGGCATTGATTTTACCAGAGCGAAAGGCTTTCTCAATAGATGTGAGGTTACGTTGAAACTTAAGTTGCTCTTTCTCAGCACGAACTAAGTCCCGATCATCAACGCCTATTACAAGTTTAATATCGTCAGCCATTTGCCACCCTTAAGTATTCTAGGTCTATTCTCTTGATGGCCTCAACTTCCCAAGGCTCAATAGATGTTTCTGTAAGCTCTTTCCACGCTTTAATTTGCTCAAACGTAATAGGCGCTGGGCCACTAAAGCCTGACCCCCTGCTAGAGCTTAAAGCAGTAAAGGCAGACCAAACGTGGGATATTAGCATGGGGAAAGGTGTCGGGGGTTCCAATGCTTCTACTCTACGTCCAGTCTGCCTCTCTACTTGTTCAAGATGTTCTCGTTCTGTAGTGCCATTCTGATCTGGCCTGTTGAGTTTAAACTGATGTTCAGCCCACTCAACTAGCTCACAGATCAGACCTTCGTAAAATCCAGAGAGTCAGTTACTACCTCCTCAAGCTGGCTCTTAATCCAGAAGACTTCTTCGTATAGGTCTTTGGCTTTAGCAACGGTGAGCTTAGGTTTCTCTCCGTTGTATGTAATGTCCCAAGCCTTAGTTGTCTTGGCTAGAACCTCCAGCGTAGCTTCCTCAATATCTGAGTAGTCAACATCTTGAGACTTACTCTTCTGAGCTTTCTTAAGCCGCTTGCTGATTTGTTCGTGTTGGGCTTTCTTGTACTCTTTAGAATGGGGCGCAAGAATAGTAATTGTCATATTCGTGCCATCATCATTCTTTAGTGCATCACCTGTTGCTGGATGCTTGATCTCAACAACAATATCACTTAAGCTCGGTGTCAGGTCTTTCAGGTCCATGTCGGTTTCCTTCGGGGGGGTTAATGTCGGGTTTGATTAATGTGGAGACCCCCGACCCGACTCAGGAGCCTCCACTACCTAGCTAGGTATTCTTACGCTGGGCGTGTGATCTTAAGGTTAGTACCTTCTGTCGTATCATAGAGAGCTACGAAAGACATAGAGATCATACGGCTGGTTGGGCCATCGACACCAACATCAGCGGAGTTAATTTTCACTCGTGGGAATGAGAAGGTGTATGAGTTACCACCTGTAGGGTCGTCTACAGACACTTCAATCTCAGTTTCAGTCTCATTGAGGAAGCGGTCAATCAACGCAGCATCTTCAAAGTAAGCTGTCAGTGTACCCTCAACTTCCGCACGACCATACTCAAGGGAAGGTGCGCTATCGTCACCAATGACGAAGGTAGGTGCGTATGAGTTATTTAGTGTGAAGTCAAGAGCAGTCACGATAGCTACAGGAGAAGCACCGCCCACGTTACCGATAGAAATGTCACCTGAGTAGGCATCGAAGGGTGCAGCACCAGAGGCAGCGTTCTGTGTCTTCTCAGTAGCACTGATGGTCATGTCTTTACCGACCATACCGAAGGTTGTAGTTACCATCTGGTTTGGGGCAAGGGAGATAGCCATAGTGGAAACTGACATGCCCGAAAATACACGAGATTGGTCGATGTCAGCAGCATAGTCTTCGATAGAGAAGAACTTAGGTGTTGTGCCAACCTTGAGTACATTGGTTGCCCAAGCATTAAGCATAGCTGATTCAAGGAAGCTGTCAAAGTCACCATCACGGAGATCGACAACAATGTCACCACCTACTTGACGGTTACCATGACGATCAACACGGGCCATACGGTCGGCTTGAATGTCAGTACCAGCAACACGATCTTTAGTTAGGTTTAAAGAGTGAGTGCTGAATGGGAGGTTAGTAAAGTTACCAGCGGGTGTCGTACCAAAAGTTGCTTCGGTGACGAACGACAGACTGGAGCGTGAACCCTGTGCAAAGGCCATATTGATTTCTCCTGTGGGAAGTTATTTATAAATGTACCAGCCGATGTTGATCGGAACAAAGTACCAAGGGCTGTCTATTATACCTTGCTGACGTTCAGCGTAATCAATAGACACTATGATTGTTTCTGCATCACCATTCGTGAACGAGATGTCAGTGGTTGCTGCGAAGGCGTCTATCACTTTGTTAGCGTAGTCGTCTGCGGTAGCTGGGCCTTGACCTTCGGGGGCGAAGACTGTTACAGAGAATACACCTTGGTATCTCAACTGTGGATTTAAGCCCCTTACAGCGGGTCTAGTGACTGTCGGGAGGTACTGTACCTTAAGGAAGCTAGTGCCTGTTGTAGGCTCAAATGCTACGTTCTCGTAGGCTATAGATGGGAGACCTGATGTTGCAG